ATAGGTAAATAAGGAGAAGTAGTATGTCAAAGATTTTACATTTTCCAAACGACAAGTCATTACTACACCAACTTCAGGAGATTACTGAGGAGCTTGTAGAGCTTCATGGCAACCTAACAAAAGGCTATGAAGCACTAGGGCAACTTGAGAATATTATTGAAGAGCGTGAAAAGATATATGACGCAGTATTAAAACGATATGCCCAAGCTATAGGAGTTGAGAATGTTCCTATCGGGCTATTAGAATTTGCTAGTAGTAATCTGAAAGTAGATATCATTACTGGCGATATAACATTGGAGTATGACGATGAAGAAGAACCGCCACCGCACGTGTCGTAAGTGCGGAAAGAAATTTATTGCAATACTTGATGTATGGTATTGTAGTGCGCAGTGTGAACAGCTCGCTGCCAACCCCGTGGCGAAGTTTGCTCGACTCTTTAACAGAGCTGCCACACATACAGATAAAACAAAATACAACCGTAAGAGGAAGCACAAGAATGTCGAACTATACTGAAGAAATGACAAATGCTATGATCAGAGAGTATACTGAAAAACCTACACCTGAAACAGTAGAAATGCTAGCTGAGATGTTTGATCGCAGTAAGAAATCTATCATAGGTAAGCTATCACGTGAAGGCGTGTACAGGAGAGAAGTCTATGTTTCGAAGACCGGCGAAAAGCCTATTACTAAAATGGAAATTGTTAATAACATTGCTGAAGGTTTGGGAATTGAGAGTACGAATCTGGCTGGTCTTGAGAAAAGTCCAAAAGCAGCTCTCAAAAACCTCGAAAAAGCAGTAGCGGGGTTAGAGCTAGGCCCAGGCATGCCTTTATTTCCGAACGTAGAAGTAGCAGATTCAACCAACCCTTTTCTGGAGAGCTAGTATGAAAATTAGATGGAGATACGAAACACAAGAGAGTTTTGAAGAAGCAGTACGAGTTGCTGAAAAAGCAGTGGCGGGGTCACAGTGGTCCCGTAACGATTCTGATTTAGAACTAGCGTTTGAGACGTGGCAAGCAGAGGAGAAGTTTACTATTGCTTATCAGAATAGGGAGTATCCTGAATGGAACTAATGCAATTACTAAGTCAGTACCTGATCTGGGGCGTTGCTGGAATGTTTTTAACACTAGCAGGAATTTGCGGACTAGGAGCAATAATCTACCCCTTTTACATTATTTGGACAGGATTTAGGGATAAGCTCTTATAAAATTTATCGCGAATCGGACAAAATTGGAAGGGATTTTTACTTAGAAGCGGAAAGTAATTGAAACACACCCGTTGCGGGATTATTTGATTATCACGGTCATTTAATCGTTTCAATCAGTACTTAGATTATGACGTGATATTGTGGGATTGTCTCTGACTTAGCATATCTTGTAGATACCCCGTGTATGCATCTCTCCTACGCTAGGGGCTTCGGAGGATGCTTATGCACAGAATAGCTACATTATGCTTCGTCAGATATTGGTTAGTAAGAATCAAGATTAACTTGATTGCATATCAATTTTTATATATTGTACCACGAATTTTGGCATAAGTAAAGAACTATTTTTGCCACCTATCGTGGAAACTTAAAGGAGCGAGAAAATGGTTGAGTTTATGTTTGTAGGAATTTCCGCGTTGATCGTGGTTTTATGGTTGGTCTTTGGAGGTGAAGGAGACGAGTTATGAGTTGGAATTATCGAATAGTGTCACAAAAGTGGGGAAAGAAGGAAACCATCTACGGGATCCATGAAGTCTATTACAAAGATGGTGAGCCGGAGATGGTTACGGTTCGCCCTATCAAGCTATCTGGGGATACAGTAGAAGAACTACGAGCAGACTTTGACCTTATTCAACTCGCATTTACAAAACCAGTGCTAGAGTATGAATGGTTCTCCACTAAGTGTGGCCGATAGGAGAGAAAAATAAATCTTGACAAAATTTGTACCTAAATGTTACAATTTTGTTAAGATTTGGTAAAGATCTTTAAATTCTCTCGCTGTGAAGCGACATGACTCGTCGTGAGACGACTAGGAGACAAATATGCGTAATATTTTGCTATTCATAGCATTGTTTGCTATGTCTGCGGCCTCCGCCGCAAGCACGAACGTATTAGTAGAGTTCCGAAACAATCAATATGTAATCATACCCAACTGCGAGGTGAGAGGCGCAGATGAAGTAATAGTTTACAGTTTGAAAAAAGGTGGAGCCTTGAAAGTACGCTACGATGACCAGTTCGTGCGTTGCAGAATTCTCGATGTAGAGAGACTGTAGAAAAAACCAAAGGGCTCAGCGTATGAGCCCTTTTTCTATTCCAAGTACATATTCTAGATCTGGTTCAAAGTAGTCCGGACCTTTCAGTACCTTTCCCATTTCATTCTTTAACGGCTTTCCGTCTTCCCCTAACTTACTCATATTAGACGCGTGCACTTCAGTATAACAAGCGTCAAGATCGAGACCAAAGGCGTGGCCTGCTCCGTATATAACATAGAGTAAGTCGGTAAGTGCATCTGCAACTGCGACCATATCTTTAGTTTCAATAGCTTCTTCAAGTTCTTCATACTCTTCTCGAATTAGTTCTAATCTTAACTCTCGTGTAGAGAAGTCAGGCCAGATAGGATCAATATTCACCTGCTGACCGAAAGCCTCCATGAAATCTCCTGCGAGTTCAAAGTTAGTGGCTCTTGTTTGTGGTATTTGCATTTTGTTTCCTTGCATTCCTTGCGACCGCAGCTTTCTTTGCTTTTCGTCTGCGGTCTGATTTTGGTTCATAAAACTCACGCTGTCGAACTTCCCACACAATCTCAGTACACTTCTTTTTGAATACGCGTAATGCGGCTTCGACATTGTTGTTTCTTACTTTAACTTTCGGCATTTACTTCTTTCTTTCGTAACATGGGAGGTAGCCCCCACACCTGCTGTGCTTCAACCTTATGGCCTGCAGCATCTACGACAAGCATTACCCGCTTGCCTTTTAGCCATGCGGCCTGTTGATTTAACAGCCTTTGCGTTGGAGTAAGAGATCGACACCCACGGGACGAACGACGCTCGCCTTTGCTTGTGTAACTAGTCTTACCCGCTCTTTTCTTCTTTGACATTAAGTATTCTCCCTATTAAATGTCCAACCTCGTTTTCTTAAATAATATACCTGTTTCCGTATGGAGTTCTCCGAGCGGTCTGGAAGTAGGTCCAGCATATGTTTCATGCTCACTCTTCCATAATGTTCCTTCAGGAGCTTTCTCTCGTCGTGACTCCACGGTTTCTTTAGGTAATCTTTCATACTATGTATTATACTGAAAACGCGAGTAAAAGTCAAGGATTAAATTTCTATGGGGAGGTTAAAAAAATACTTCTTGACTTTAGTTACTATTTCAAGTATAATATACGCATATGGAAAGATACGTCTGGAGAACTTTATGATAGAAATTGTACCGGCTAGTGTAATATTCGCTATCTGCATGCTTGGGTGTGCTATGACTGCGTTCCATCTCGGACGTCGAGAAGGTATCGACAATGCGGTGCAGTATTTTATCGACCAAGGAATACTTGAGGTAGACGACGAATAAAAGGTTTGAACTCGCCTATAAGTAGTTCACTTTCTATAACTTAGGGCATCGAAAGAGCCCCGGCGTACCGAAAGGACGCAATTCATAAAAGGAGAAACTTTATGACTAGTGCTAAATTAGCAGTGGCAGACCTACATAAGTTTATGTTAGGATTTGACCGATTCATGGACACGAATGTTTTCGCTCCGCCCGCAGACGGCGCGTATCCTCGATATAATGTTCTACGAGTCGGTGAAAACGGATTCAGAGTAGAGCTGGCAGTTCCAGGGTGGGACAAAGATAATATCGAGATCAGCCTACACAAAGGCGTACTAACTGTCGAGGGGAAAGTAAAACAAGAAGTACACCCAGACGAGGCATACATCTATCGAGGCCTCAGCGGTAAATGCTTCAGGCGAACCTTCGGTGTAAGTGATTACATCGTATTGGATAAAGCCTACATGAAGCGTGGCTTGCTATGCATAGATCTGCATGAAGAACTCCCTACTGAGTTGCAACCCGTTAAGGTTACAATTTCATGAGGAGAAGCAGTTGGAAAATCACAAAGACTTGGTTGAGAATCTCGCATCTATGTGCGTATTTGTCTTGGCCTTTGCGCTACCGATGATTCCATTGGTACAGTTGATCTAACAATCATAGCGGGGTCGCAACGGCCCCGCATTTTAGAGAGAATTTATGGCATATAGCGACAAAGTACTAGATCATTATGAAAATCCTCGAAACGTCGGACGCATGGAAGAAGGCGATGATGACGTAGGGACTGGTATGGTTGGCGCTCCTGCCTGTGGAGACGTAATGCGTCTACAGATAAAAGTAACAGATGGCATCATACAAGACGCAAAGTTTAAAACTTATGGTTGTGGCAGTGCTATTGCTTCTTCCTCTTTGCTCACCGAGTGGGTCAAAGGAAAAAGTCTTGAAGACGCCGGGCAAATCCGTAATACAGACTTAGCAGAAGAACTCGCACTACCCCCAGTGAAAATTCACTGCTCAGTGCTAGCAGAAGATGCTATCAAAGCCGCAATAGCAGATTATAAAAAGAAGCACTAAATGAAAACTTTATTAATGAGTGATGTTCATATTGGTTATAAGTATAGTAGAGCATCCGACGCGGTAAAAGTTTTAAACTCTGAAAATTTTGATAGACTCGTTCTCATAGGAGATATTTTTGATATATTAAATATGATAAATGGAAGGGGTTATTGGGACGAGCACCATACAGCCTTTATAAAAAAATTATTTAAACTTGCAAAAACAAAAAAGATAATTTATGTTGTTGGAAACCATGACTACCCATTAGACTATTTAAAAGAATACACAAGTAAAGTGGCCGGAATAGAGCTGTACAGAGAATACACTTATAAAAGTGGAGATAAAAAAATAACCTGTGTGCATGGGGATGAATATGAAAATATCAATCCTATAGTACGTAAACTGGGAGATATTTTATATCATATGGGGCTTTGGTCAAATACTTATATAAACATAGTAAGAAAGTGGTTCGGTAAGCCCTATTGGTCGTTATCAAAATGGTGTAAAGATAAAGTAAAAACTATTATCTCAAAAGCTTTTGATATTGAACAAAAAATGAGTGTAGCATTTCCGCTATCTGATAAAATAATATATGGACATACTCATATGCCTTTTGTAGGTAATTTATTTTCAAATACCGGCACATTTGTAGAAATTGCGACTTATATAACAGAACAGGATGGAGTATTTATACTTCATAATATGGATGAATAAACATGAATAAAACAGCAGTATTTGAACAACTCAAAGTGGACGAAGGTGTAGTGTATGAAATCTACAAAGATCACCTTGGTTATGACACATTTGGAGTTGGTCACTTAGTTCTCGAGACTGATCCTGAGTATGGTCAGCCTGTAGGTACTCCTGTAAGTGAAGAGCGAGTACGTGAGTGCTTTGAGCACGACCTGGGCATCTCAGTAGCAGAGTGTGTAATTCTATACAAAGATCAGTGGGAGAGCTTTCCAGACGAAGTACAACAGATTCTTGTAAACATGATGTTTAACATGGGCCGTACTCGTCTATCTAAATTTAAGAAAATGAACTTAGCTTTATCTGTTGGGCACTGGAAGCTGGCCGCTGCAGAAGGACGCGATTCCCTGTGGTACCGCCAAGTAACTAACCGAGCAGAACGATTAATGACTAGATTGGAGAATGTATAAATGGCAATTTATTGCACGGAAAATGAGCGTCGTATGTACGAAGAGAAAGGATACTGGAGAAGCCTTCCAGACCTAGTACCTTCAGTAGTATTTCCAGTACGCGCTCGAAATCACAACTTACCTGATAAGCCTTTTCAGTGGAAAAACGGCACAACCTTTGAGCTATTCTCTGGCAAGAAAGTATTACTCTTTTCGTTACCAGGCGCTTTCACGCCAACCTGTGACACTTACCAGCTTCCTAACTTT